CACATTTTCAATAATACTATTGTACGATTTTCTGTACAAAACAAATACTATATGTAGTATTTATCTTACAATCAACATACTAAATCCTTATATATCTGCTTTGGGAGCAGGGGGTCGTGGGTTCGAATCCCGCTACCCCGACAAGTTGAAAAACGTAGTTTATATAAGTGGTTTACAGTTGATTAGAATTTTTAATTCCAACTTTAAACCACTTATTTTTTATGTCCAAAAAACAACTATGTACAAGAAATTTTCAAAACGAATTGGCAAACACTGACAATTTGCGACAAAATGCGACAAATCAATTGTACGATTTTCAAAAAGTATCTTTATCTTCATCCGGTTATCCTGAAGCAATAAGCATGAAATTAGCCGTCATACTAGAAACACGCCGGGCGAAAGCGAATGGCAAATTCTCCGTAAAAATCAGGTTCAACTTCAAGAACCAGGCCTTTTATGTAAATACCGGTATTGATGTTCCGCAGGAAAATTTCCTTCTGGGTAAAATCATTGGCTTACCAAAGGCCACTATGATGAATTACATCATATCCCAAAAACTGGAATATACACAAAATGTGCTCGAGGATCTGCAAATGCGTGGACTACTCAAAACGAAATTCCAAACCGGTACCGAAATAAAACGTTTTATCGAATCGGGTGCTGATGGATATGATGAACTGGATAAGGTGGACCGCATGAAACTGCATTTCAAAACCTACACCGAAAACCACTTAAAAAAATATACTTCCAAGTCTTCGGCCGATCAGTACCGGCTTATGCTCAAAAAAGTGGAAGCATTTTGTGAAATCCAAAATATATTTATTTCGGATATCACTGTGGGGTGGTTGAAAGATTTTGAAATTTTTTGCGATCAAACGGGTATGTCTACTAATGGAAAGGGAAATTACCTTCGTGCCATTCGTACTATTTTCAATGATGCTATCGATCGTGATTTAATTAGTCCGGATAAATATCCATTCCGTAAGTTCAAAATTAAAGAAGCTAATACGAAACATAGAAATATCACTTTGAAGGATTTACGCTATATGCTGAATTTCGACTATGAAATGTTTTATGCCGACCTGAAAGAAAATGCAAATAAATATACTTCTGAATTTCCAAACGTAAAACGCTACGTCGATCTATTTTTTCTATCCTTCTACTTGTGTGGCCTAAACCTGAAAGATTTGCTATTTTTGAAAAAATCCGATATCAGGGGTGGTCAGTTATCCATACTTCGTGCTAAAACCGACGAACCTATTATTATTCGTATTGAACCGGAAGCTCAGGAAATAATAAGTCGTTACCCCGGTAAAAAATACTTACTCGATTTTATGGACACTTATTCTACCGACGATTATAAAAATGTTGAAAGGCGTATGAATACAAACATAAAATTTGTTCTACCATTCATTACCGCTTACTGGGGGCGTCACTCGTGGGCAACTATTGCCGGCGAACTGGATATTCCTGATCCTATCATTGAAATCTCACAGGGGCGTAAAATAAAAGGTATGTCTGCAACCTATGTAAACCGCAACATAAAAAAGATATCTGAAGCCAACAGAAAGGTGATCGATCATCTTTTCAAAGTGGAGAAAAAGAAAAATTCTACTCCTAAAACTGAATAATTCAATTTATTTGTTTTTCTTTGTAGCGTAAAAACTACAATTTAATCAATATTATTATGCAAGAAAAAGATAATTTTGTTTTCAAAAATATTCCTGAGTTAAAACCTTATGATTTTATTTTATCTATTGATATTTTAGATAAACCGGTATGTGTATATGCTCTTTTCAAAAGAGTTATTGGAGAACAACCTTACTGTATTAATATCAAAAAATCAATGACTATGATTTATTTGTTGAAGAAGTTCAGAATATTCAAAAATATTTTGATACTATTGTTGTAGGCAATTATAATGAAGTAAATAGTATATTCGAAGATATCAAAAATATAAATTTTATAGAAGCAGAGTAAACATACTTATTCCTTATAACAAAAAAGCAACGTAATCACGTTGCTTTTCTTTTTTACACTATACACTTTACACTATCAAATAGGTTGCTGAGCTTGCCGAAGCATTACCACGCCATTTTCTTACTCTTCACTCCACTCACTACTTTTATTTTTGCCGGAATAGGTAATTCATAGCAAATATACAATCCTATCATAGTGGCCATAATCCGGTCATCGTGTTTTCCTTGTTTTGCGCCTGTCTTACCGTCTTTCTTTGTCTCAAAGGTTCGTGCTTCATTCAATGTTTCTTCGTCTCGCTCTACATATCCCTGCTCACGCAAAATGGCTATGTAGTTATTAATTACCATTGGCTTGGTACTCTTATTGGTATTAAAACCGTATTTTATGGGCGCACCTTCGCGTATCTTGTCAGCCGGCGTTCTGCTGTACATATTATTGTAGTACTCTGCTATGGTATCGAAGATAAATTCCGTTTCGTCTCCATCTGCTGTACTGTCGTAGGTATTACTTTCTACTACCAACAATGCATTATTGTAATACTTGGCTATCTGTGCAGCTATCCAGATAGTAATATCCTTGTCAATATGCCCGTAGAATAAAGCCACAACGTACGGTTTTTCGCCGTACATCATCCAGTATCTATCAAAAACTTTTATCACACCGTAGTCAGCTCCTTCGCTTGTTCCGCGCTGTGGATCGAATACTACTACATACCTGTTACTTATTTTCTGAACTGTGTCCGGGTATTCCCATACATGCAGTTTATTCACGCCTTTGTGGAAACGTAGCTTCTGATCACCATTCAACACAAAGTTGGTGGCTTCCGTATCTTCTACAAAGTTTACTTCTTGTAATATTTCTTTTCGGCGCTTTTGTTCTACTACGGCTATTTCGGGTGCACATTTCGAACTCATGGTACCAACTGCCACCGGTGGGCAACAATCCGGACGAAGTTTCTCAATATCATCGGCTTTAAATACCGGACTACCTGAATCTTGAAACGCTTCTATATCATCACTGGGGTACTCTTGCTTCATCTTGCTTTCGCTCGGCATAGTGGCTGCCTTCATTCGTCTCCAGTTCAAATTTTCAAGGGTACAAATTTTTATTTTTGAATTATTATTGTATATGTTCCATTCATAATCTGTCATTGTAGAAATGAACTCGGCTACCGTTCCCTTTTTCTTTCGGCCATTATGCATGTAATAACTACCGTCGAAAGTTATTTCATACATTTTCAGCATAAACCATGGTGCAAATATGGCTCTGTATGCTGTTTCTTCTTTTTTTGCTTTTTGATACTGCTCATAAAAAAAATCGCCGACCCCATTGGCTGTACTTTCACGTGCTATCATGGTATATGGACCACTTGTTGAAGATGAAATAATAGTTCCCTCCAATGACTCCGGATTATTATTTTCTGTCGATGGATAAAATGCTTCTTCCGAAAAGTGAATCATTTTTACGTCTTGCGATCGTACACTATCGGGTTCTGTCGCAAATCCTACAGTTATTCTACAACCTCTCTCAGGAAGTTCTTTTATGTTTTGTGTTCCTCCAAATCCTCGGATGCTAAACTTTACACCATTTATGGCCGGCATATTTGAAATTGATTTTTCATACATCGACCTTACATTAATGGCTGCATCTCTTGTATGGGCGCAAACTACACTATTCCAGTTTTTCCTATGAATGGTTTGAATCCATTTCATAATCATCTGTATCAATGTAGAAAAACCCATTTGTTTTGCTTTCAGAATTTGCAAAAGTATTTGAATCCCTGCATTTATATCTCCCATTATAATTATTAGAAGCATTCTTTGTGCCGGGTTCAAAATAAAAGGCCCTAACTCTGCCGTTTCTTTGTCAGGTATTGTCTCGCATGTTACTGCATAAAATTCAAAATCCCATTTATATCGTTCTTCGCATACTTTCAACCAAAAAAAATCAATTTCTATCTGTGACGGTTTATGCTTCAACTTTTCACGTAATGCTTTTTCAATGCTTCCATGTTTTTTCAGCATAAGTATCGCCGGATGATTTTCCATCTCCACCGGCATATAAAATGTCCGTGGGTTCTTATCCGCAACCTGTAATACAAACCTATCCCCGCAACAATTCAGACCTGATACCGGATCATAGTCTTTCTTCTTATCTGCATTCCTGCGGGCATTCTCTTGTATTATCTGTTCAGTTGTCATTTCTGTTTCAAAAACTTACTTATTTGGTCAAGGCCTTCACAACATTCCTTTGCCATTTTTGGAATATCTTTTTTCATATCTTCCAAAACTTCCTGAATTTTTATGTTCTGCTCTGTTTTTGGTATATTTTTTTGATAGAATACTTTTTTACACTCTTCACTACAGAAGATTAGTGAACTGTATTTAGTAGAAAATAAACACGCATTTTTGTAAATAAACCCCTTTTGTTGGGCTTCTATTCCAATTGATACTTTACTTGTTTTCCACGTTTCAAATAAAATTTTGCTACATTCATCACATATTACTTTTTCCATAATTCAATGTTTCTTATTAATCTGTACATATTCTATTCTTTGCACTCTTCAAGTACCCTTCAGTGGATTTAGGGGTGGTATTATTCTGTAAATTCTAAAATTCTGTAAATTCTGATTCAGACAATTTTTATTCTGTAAATTCAATCATCCTGTAAATTCTGATTCAGACAAAAATGAAATCCCCGCGTTTCACAACGAGGGGATTCCGCTACTCAATCTAATACTATGAAAAAAAATCACACAATCATTTCCTTTTTATACCTATAAACCACCTTTTAAACGGGTGATCATTACACCAGGTACGATAGTAATTAAGTGCGGTTATGTCGGTAGTCATAGTTGCTACGGACTGCTTCAATAAACTTATGGCGGAGTCTTTATCGCTGTTGTTTTGCTTGAGTAAAAAAAGTGTTGTTTTCTGTGTTGTAATGGTACTGTCCAACTGTGTTATGGCACTATCTTTCTTCTGAATATTATATTGCTGAGCTGTCACCAATGAATCGCATTGCTCAAGCGTATGGTTACGGTCATATCTCGCACGTAAAGTATCTACTTCTGTGTCCGACTGCTTTAATCTGAGTTTTAAATCGCCATTTTTGGCGTACAGCAAGAAACATGTATTTCCAATTTTCAATAACTGACTATCCCTGATAGCACATTGTTTCTGTAGCGAATCTACCTTGCTCAGGTTCTCAACTACTACCGGCTGAATAGTCTGCACCGGCAATGGGTCTTTTTTCATGGAGTAATACCACGCTGCACCCATTGCTACAATCACAATCGATAAAATGATAATTGTATTTTTCATATCAAAATTCTTTTAGTATTACCACTGATAAACTTTTTCGATCCATAAAATTCAACCAGGCCATAAACTGATCCAAATTATTCCGAACTAAACATGCTACCGACCAATTCGCGATAATGGTAGAGTTCATACCGGCCCGATGACAATTGGCACCAATAATGTCGTTGCACTCTTTTCCTATTTCTTCGGCATGTTCGTTTCGGTTAGCATCTCTGAAGTACGGAAATCCTTTACATTGCACAAAAGCCTGTTTTCCTTTGTGTAGTCCGTATTTGTGACTGTCATACACAATTGTGTCCGATTTCAATACAGCGCACCCCACTGAGTTGTATTCCTCAAAATGCTTTAATCCATACTGTCCGGCATTGGTGGTACCGGTACATACCATTATGAAGCGTGGAAGTTTTATGTCACCATAGCATTCAAACGTGTAGCATTTATCGTCAAACTGATCGTATGCATCCTCGTTGCTTCTTATCCATACATCTAATATGCCTTTCGGCCATCCTTTGAACGATGGTAATGATTTTACCCGCTCAAGTATTTCCTTATCGGTATAAGTTCTTACATTACTCATAACTTACTATTTACTGATTACTGTTTACTGCTAACTGTTCACTGTTTCACCTCTTCCTTACTCTGCGCATACGCCACTACTGCACCCAGTACAGCACCAATATACCACGCGTAGTCCGTAAACCACTGCGGGGTATTTATTCCCGGTAATACGGAAGATGTTCCGGCGATGGCCACTACCACGGCCAAAAATGTAGCTGCCGTGTTTCTTATCTTTTTCCACTTCTGTGGAGTGGGAGAAGCAAACTTGCTCCAAAATGGTTTTGTACTCATATCTTCTTCGTTTATGTCGTAATGCCGACTTGATTTGTCTGTAAATATTTTTTGTAATAGTCTGGCCCACCATTTAGTATTGCAACTGCTTATGTTTTCGCAAACCGAAACGATCTGAACACCTATTACTATTGCTGCAGCAATGTTTGGTAAATGCAAATCTCCAAAATCCTTGGTAACATATGTATTTACCTGAATGGATAGCACCACAAATACTAAAGCATTAATTCCTGTTTCAATAATCTTATCTGCCTTTTTACTCTTGAATTTAGCAGTAGATAATCCGGTATATAGTTTTACTCGTTTCGACAGTTTATAAGCCGTCCAACAGTCCCATATTATTGCTGCAAAACAAATAGTTACAAAAGGTATTGCGGGTTCTATAATTGCAACGATACTTGTTACAAGGCTAAATGTCCATTTAAGGAGTGGGCTTGTTGTCATAGTTTATATTTATAAATCAGCGATTATATTAGTGAACTCATTCCAATACGGTGCTGCTTGATAGGATGCTAGTGATCCTACTGCTACGTGAAGTGGTATTGTTTTATTTACATTATAAAATGTATTTGAAAATATAATTTGTGGAGTTGATATCATATTATTAATTAATATCAACCCTATACAATTGTAAAATGCTGAATCTCCAATGGAAACAACTGAATTTGGTATTGTCAAATTTCCATTAAATCCAGTACATCCAATAAATGCAAGATTTCCGATTGAAGTAACTGAATTCGGAATTATCAAATTACCAGTTAATCCAGAACAAGTATAAAAAGCATAATTTCCAATTGAAGTAACTAAATTTGGAATTGTAAAATTACCAACAAATCCTATACATCCTGCAAATGCTGCGTCTCCAATCGAAGTAACTGAACTCGGTATTATCAAATTACCAGTTAATCCAGAACAATTCTGAAATGTATTATTTCTAATTAATGTAATTGAATTCGGAATCGTTAAATTTCCAGTTAATCCATAACAGTTGTAAAATGCTGAATCTCCAATGGAAGTGACTGAACTTGGTATTATTAAATTTCCAATTAACTCAGAACAATTATAAAAGGCTAAATTTCCAATTGTAACGACCGAATTTGGAATCGTCAAACGTCCATTAAATCCGGTACATCCAATAAATGCAAGATTTCCGATTGAAATAACTGAAGTAGGTATTATCAAATTACCTGTTAATCCAGAACAAGTATAAAAGGCAGAATTTCCAATTGAAGTAACTGAATTTGAGATTGTCAAATTACCATTTAATCCTGTGCATCCTGAAAAGGCCCCATCTCCAATCGAATTAACTGAACTCGGTATTATCAAATTACCAGTTAATCCAGAACAATTCTGAAATGTATAATTTCTAATTAATGTAACTGAATTCGGAATTATTAAATTTCCAGTTAATTTTGAACAATTGCAAAATGCAAAATTTCCAATTGAAGTAACTGAACTAGGGATTATTAAATTACCATTAAATCCTGAGCAGTCTTGAAATGTAAGGTTTCCAATTGTAGTAACTGAACTCGGTATTATCAAATTCCCAATTAATCCGGAACAATTTATAAATGAAACATATCCAATTGTAGTAACTGAACTCGGAATTGTCAAATTACCAGTTAATCCATAACAGTTGTAAAATGCAAAATCTTCAATTAAATTCAAACAGTTTAGTGTCTGTAAGTGAATATAATTTAGAGTCGTTGAATTATTTGCATTTATTGAATAGCAGTTACTTGAAATATAAGCCCATACAGAACTATTAGGTATATTAGCTACAATGCTTATTGCATAATCAATTACTATCACATTCCTCTTCGTACTATTACTTGTCCACGTTACTGTACCACTCACAATAGTCGTATATGAACCCCCATTCTCAGCATAAGCATAACTTCTACCAGCTACAGCGGGAAGTACTGTAGTTGAAGAAGGACCAACAGAGAATATATACTTCTTATTCACATCATGATAGGCTGCAAAAGCATTCACTATATTTAGTTCTTGTGCATCCGGGTTGAAGTTATACGGTGCAACAAAAGCTTCCATCGTGTAATTTATTGGTTGTACAAATGCAAATGGATTTATTATCATCTCTTTTACGTAGATATTGTGTATATTTTTACGAGGGTCATTGTAATAACCCTCGTCTAAAATTTCGGCTTCCATTAGTTAGTTTACAAATGGTGTATTCCCAATGGCAATATTATCGCGCTCAAATCCTTCTGATATGTCAAGCACATTACCTGATGTGAATTGCTCAACTAGGTATACTCTTCTGGCTGCATTCTGTGCCATTTTATACACTACGTCGGCATGTCGTTTTTCTGCATTTGCTTCTTCAGCAGTTGGTTCTACTCCTTTGGCAATGGCAAGCGTATAAGCCGACATAAAGAAGGATAGTTTCGATTCTTCCGCTTCTTTCAGCAATGCTGCATTGGCGTTGGCTTCCTCGGCTTCAATCGATTTGATAATATCAGCAAGCGGACGTTTTTCTTTGTCGTAGGTTGTTATCCACGTTTTGTACATTGGCCATTGTGGATGTGGAGTATCACTTGGTTGTTGTTTATCAATTCTTATATAAACGCGTTGATCGTACTCGATAGGAGGTAATGGAATATAATCGGCTAACCATTCTATTCCTTCGCCCATAAATGGTATAGGTTCGCCCATCAGCACCGGGCATGGATTGTAGTTCAAAATTTCGAATGCGCTTTTGTCGGCATTCCACTGGATAGTTCTTCCTTTTAGTTGGCTCATAGTGCTATGTTTTTATTAAGTTGAATTTTATTATTGCGCCTTTTCCTGTGTTTACTCCACCCACTGCATCAATACTTATTTCTATTCTATCACCCACTGAAAATAGTATTGGTGTAGTTACTAAATCGTAGGGAGTTGCTGCAGTAAGGTTATCCAGTTCATTTACGTCAATAGTTATCTTTGTAGTGAAAATAGATGTTCCGTTTTTCTTTATGTTTGCTTGAAATACACTTCCTGTTGGTGCTTCCGATAAGCTCAATAATATGCTTGTAAGTGTACAGTTATAGGGAATTGTATCTTTTATTTTTATACCAACAGAAATATTTGATTCCTGATCGGATAGGGCATAACCGAGTATTTCGGTTGAAGAACCTGGTATTCCTTGTGCACCGGTATTTCCTGTATCTCCCTTGTCTCCTTTATCACCCTTTATACCTTGAATGCCTTGAGGACCTTGTGCTCCGGTATTTCCATTGGATCCATTCATCACAGTATAATCAGTAGTACTACCATCTGTATATGTAATTCTGTACGTGTCCATTGTTCCGGCTGCTCCGTTACCGGTAATGCGAACATTAGATACTATTCCCCTGCCATTATTTCCTTGTGGTCCTTGTTCTCCGGTGTCTCCTTTCGCTCCTGTATTTCCGGTATCGCCTTTCGCTCCTGTATAACCTTGTATTCCCTGAATGCCTTGTATTCCTTGGTTACCGGTATCTCCTTTGTCTCCTTTATCACCTTTTATTCCTTGGACTCCCTGATTTCCTTGTAATCCGGTATCGCCTTTTATTCCTTGAATGCCTTGGTCTCCTTTTGCTCCGGTGTCTCCTTTATCACCCTTGTCACCTTTATCGCCCTTATCACCTTTGTCACCTTTAAGGCCTTGATTACCGGTATCGCCTTTCTCACCTTTTACGCCTTGTTCTCCTTGAGCGCCTTTCAATACGAATAATGTCCAGAACACTGGATTTACACTTGGCTCATTGGCCAATGAATCATTCATACAGTAATAGGCTTGCCCATCTACTGTACTTCTCACTACATCGGTATTTCCGTTTGCATCCGAATGGTAATACTGTTCGGTATTTACCCAATCGCCACGATAGTTTATTTTTATAATGGCTCCTTCTCCTTGTGGTCCTTGTGATCCTGTATCACCTTTGTCACCCTTATCGCCTTTGTCACCCTTATCTCCTTTTGCTCCTGGTGTAGTTCCTTCTATCGATTTCCATTCTTCCAACTCTTCATCCCAATAGGCAAAGGTCTTGATGTCATTCACAAATGCATAATACCCAAATGATCCACCATCTGGTAAGGCTATGTAAAGATCATCTATGGTTTGTACGGGTTCTTGCTCGTAAATTAATACGTTGATATTGCGTGGTTCGGGTTGGTGATTATGGGGTTCGGGTAGTGGACATGGAATTGGAAGTACATCATCTTTATCCCAAAGCAAAAATGAGTCGGTACCTACAATTCTATATGCATTCTCACCACTCTGGGCTATTTTACATTGCTTCCCTGTTCCATCGGTAAAAACAATAAGCTTAATATTACCCGTAAGCCCCGGAGGGGTCACTGAGCCTGCCGAACCGGTCACTGAGCCTGTCGAAGTGGTGACATTATAAATCCCATTTTCGAAAGGATCCAACCATGATGTTACTGTAAGCTCATCTGTAAAAAGTATTTCTTCAAATATAAATGCATCTGCCCACCTATAAAACTTTTGTTCGCCACGCACAAATGAAAACCAACCGTACTCACCACCGTCCGGATAGCGATCATACAGGTCATTCAGCGTTACTACGGCTTCTTGTATATATTTCAATGCGTCTACTATAGCCATTTTACATCATCTCTAAAATTTTACTTTCCAATACTTTGGCTGCTGAATCTTTTTCAAAACTGCTCAGCACTGTAGCTGCACATAAATAGGCCAATGGTTCAATGCCCTGGTAGTTGATTTCAATATTTGCTCCCATTTCGGTTACATTGGGTATGTATAGTGCTGTTTCTACTATGTGGGTGGTAGCATCTGCGGTGCGTGGTAAACTGTAATAATACAATGCCTGGCGCAATGTATTCTGATAGCTTATGTACCTAAATACGCATACCGGCCGTTGTACGGTTCCACGTAGGTATTCGTTGGATTGTTTTTTATTGATAGCGGGGGTTTCTTCAAAAGCGGTCAAACAGTTTTGTTTCCACCCTTTCATTTTAAATGATGATAATGACAAAAAATCGGTTGGTAGTAATACGTAACCGGTTCCGTCGGGTGCATCTACTTCTTTGGGTTGATCTGAAAATGATTTTGTTATAAACCAACTGCGTGGGAATAACTTCACAGCTCTGCGCCATGCTGCCGGAAATAGTTTTTCAATATAGGAACTTACATTTGTGTTATCCGATCCTACCAATTCAGCTCCTAAAATACTAGCATCCGATTCGTTTAGTATATCCAAAACTTTTTCTATAAAGGAAGTCTTTGTCATGGTAGTATAAATGGGTAGTTGGAAAAATGAGGGTAAAAAATTCGTTCTTTACCCTCATTGTTATTATTCACTGATCTTGTCGTGGTTACTGCGGTTACTGAGCGTAGCCGAAGTATTATTCCGCAACTTTCAAATTCGGAAACGAAATGCCAAGTTCTCCGGCTTTTGCCAAAATTCCTTCAGGACTTGCTAACGACTTACTTGTTTTCCCTACGTTGTAAGGTTCACCGGTAAGCACGTCTTTTGCTTGTTTGAATTCGATTACATCCGGAAATTCGGCAGGTTCAAATTCTTTAGCTCCTTTTGGTGGTTTTTGGGTTTGTTTTTCGCCTTTTTGGGTTATGGTTTCTTCTTCTCCGGTCGAAAAAAACAATTTAATGTTTTCCTCACCACCAGATTCAAAAAATTGGCTGCCTTCAATAGCTTCCTGTAATGTTTTGTCTGGAGTCGAAAAAAAAGCTTCTGTATCTGTACGGGCTTCTTTTAAAAATTTGATGTACTTGTTTTTTCCATTCAAAGGAATTGGCAAAGTATGCTCTTTACCAAGTGTTACTAGACTGTATATTTTCATTGTGTGGTGTGTATGACAATGAACAATGCGTAAGTTTTACGCACTGTTCATTGAGGGTTAGACTATACTAATTTTAAACGTGTATGTGCATTTGCGTTGGTGAGAACATAAGCAAATGTATCGATGAACACTTGCGATTGTGAGTCGCTTTGTCCGTTCTTCAGGTTATCAAGCGGAATAGATCTCCATGCATGTTTGTATTGTTTCAAATAAGCAGTATCAATTACAATACCGTTACCTGTCATTGCCAAATCATTAAATGCGGGTTCGTCGCAAATAAGCAAAGTATATTGTCCGTAAATGATTTTTTGCACATCGAGTCCAAAAACTTGTCCTTGTTTGCCCGGATAAATAACTTGGTTGTAATCTACCTTATTTATGGTTTCCAACAAATCGGCACCGGCAAATAATATCTTCATATTGCTCGAAGCATTTCCGGTAAAGATGGTTTTCATCATCGAAATCAAATCTTCGCGGGTAGCTGCTGTCGGTAATGAAAAGTCGCGACCGGCTTGCCACCAAATACCTTCTTGAAAATAAGTATCTTCTACTTTATTTTGATTATAGATATTCGCTGTTTTGATAACACGTTTTTTTCCTAACAGAATATCAGTTTCGCATGATTGTTTATGTTCGAAAATGGCAAAATCGGTAATCTCAGTTTTACCCCATTTTACCAATGCGCCATCTTGTGCATATTGAAAGAAAGTTGTTTCTTCAGTTTCAAAAATACCCTTCTGCATGTATTGTTTCATTTTTGTTGGAGTAGCTGAAATAGGTGCTGTTCTACTTTGCTTTTCCGAACCTGTTCGCATACCACGTACTACTACGGTGGTGGCTGCTAATGCGGGGATAGAATTAGTTACTGCACCGCTTTTCACTCCATTTACCGGAACAATAATCGGTTTACCTGTATTGTCTTTATCTTTTATATAACCAATAAACCAACCTCCGTCTAATGTCAATCCATCTTCTAAATAGCCGGGAATACCTTTGAATACCAATGTTTGATTTACCGCAACAAGATCATTGTTAGCCAAATCAATTGGCGATTGTGTCAATGCTGCCGTACTGAATGCAGTGGCTACTGTAGTAATCAATGGTAAGGTTTCAATTTCATCGTATTCGATAAACGGACTACCGGCTTCTCGTACTTTTGCATGTTGGGAGCCAAGCGTATACAATGGCGTTAGATGTGGCCTAATTACACATACTTCTTTTTCTATGGTGGCTAATACAATTTCGGGAGATTCTGACATTGCAGACTCTAATGAAACTGCTTCGCCCCACGTAATAGCACCGCCTTCGGCGTGAACGGCTTCAACTCCGGTGATCCCAAACAGAGTACAAGCCAATAAGATGGCAAACATTAATAGTCCGCTTCCTTTCAGTTTTTTAAAAATCTTTTTCATACGTTTTTTATTAATTAAAATTGTTTTTATTCTTTGTCTTTCAATGCTTCAGCTAAACTGATTACCTTAGGCTCTTCAAAAAGTGGTTTCTTTTTAATCACCTTATTAGTACCTACTCCGTTAGGGTCTGGGAGTAATGATTTACTTCCTTTTGCGCCTTTCATTGCATCAATAGCTTCATTTTTACCGGCTAGTTTAGCAGCTTCCAATTCGGCTGTTTTATCTTCGTCAGCATCAAGGCCTTTGTGTACAAGTTCAATTACTTCTCTCGAAATGTCTCTATCAATAAATGATTCTGCCAAATCAAGTATGGCATCATTGATACGTTCTACCATTTTGGGATCCAACTTGTTTTCTTCGGCGTAGGCTTTCAAGTTGTTTTCGTAGGCACTGAAGTTATCCTTCACTTTTTGGAACTTAGCTTTGTACTCTTCTTGTCCGGAACGCAATTGTTCCAACGATTCATCGTCCAGGTTATCGATCATATTTCCGAAACACTTACCTAAAGAAAATGCAAGGTTTTCACCACCGGCTACCATCGCAATAAATTGCGCAAAACGTGGATCTTCACTTACAATTGAAGCAAGGCGTTCATTCGATCCGTTCAGTTCATTGTACCGTCCTTCCAGTTCATCGCGTTCACCAATTCCTTTGTGTGCCCAGTCCATTAATGATTCATCATCTGGTTCATCGGTCATATCCGCATTCTTTGCTTTAAATATGGCCAGTAATGCTGCACGGCCGGTTGGTGAGCTTGTCGAACCATTGGCTGCATCGGTGGTCGCTGAGCTTGCCGAAGCGGTTGCTGTATCGGTTGCTGAGCTTTCCGAAGCATCGGGTGTTTTTTCTTCGTCTTTATTTACTATCATTTTACGATAATTTTGGGTTTGTTGGTCATTGTGACTCACATAATTGAATACAAATGAATACTTTTTCTATATTTTTATTTGCCCACGATGTCAAATTAAATAAAAGATGTATATTTGTAGCATTAAAACTACAAATACTTACAAAACGTATGAAAAACGCTACAGAAAGAAACGCGGAAATATTCAACATGTGGGCCAATCAAAACATGTCTTTCCAACAAATTTCGGAATTATCAATGCCGTCTTTTTATTCCATTAAATATATCCGCAACATTATTTATGGTGGGCGTACTCGACTGAAATCCGACTTCGAAAAGGATGTATACCGCATCTTCCGACTCAAATTCCTCGAACTTCAAAATATCAATGCTTCTATCTGGTTCGTATACGAAAACCAACCTTCCGGATTTGTATCTGAAAGAACAGTCCGCAGGATCATTACTGAAACATTGAAGTCTAAAAATAAAAAACAGACTATTCAACAGTCATAATTGTCCTCAATTTAATAACTAGTACTATGTCAGAAAAAAAAGTAATTGTTGTCGTGTGCGGTGATGACGGTGGAATAGGTAAATCTATTCGTGAAGTTATTGCCGCTAAAAAATTGGATGATAATGATGTTCAAATTGTAAACTTAGCTCAAGTTGAAAAAAGCGAATTGAAAGAACTTGCTGATCAACTCAACTCACTATCTGAACGTGAAAATCGTGTAATGCAGGACCTATGCACACTGGGTGAACCTGAAAAACTACAGGATTATTTTATTCCAAGTCCAAAACATAGTCCGAAAGGACATCAACGTAAATATAAATTTCATAAATAACTAATAATATGGAAAAATTCAATGGTAAAGCAATTTATAATCCTAGCGGTAAAGCAGGAGAGTATAGTTATTGGGCTTGTAATTTTTTTGTTGGTTGCAGCAATGGTTGTACATATTGCTATCTTAAAAAAGGACGTGGAGCATCTATTTTGGGTGGAGATAAACCCAAATTGAAGAAATGCTTTAGAAACGAAGCTCATGCTTTAGAAGTATTTGAAAAAGAATTACTTCAAAACATAGAAGAACTTCGCAAACATGGATTATTCTTCACATTTACCAGTGATCCAATGCTAAAGGAGACAATGGATTTGACATTTTCAGCTATGACAATTTGCTACATGTCAAAAATACCTGTAAAAATTCTTACAAAACGTGCTGATTTCGTAGATGCGTTTCTAAAACAAATCTCCGGGTTTAAATTTCCAACTGAATTAATTGCATTCGGATTTACACTTACCGGACATGACATATTAGAACCTGGTGCAAATACTAACGCTGAACGTATTGTAGCAATGCAAAAACTTCATGAAGCAGGATTTAAAACATTTGCTAGTATTGAACCGATTATTGATTTTATTTCTGCAAAAAATATGATTTCTGCAACTTTAGATTTTTGCGACTTATATAAGATTGGTTTATTGTCAGGTGGTAAATATGATAAAGTAGAAGTTCAAACCTTCGTTGAGTGGCTCAATGATATATGGGAACAACCTAAAATATATTTGAAAGAATCAATTCAAAAACTCAGCCATTATACAAATGATCAGTTAGGTGATAATTTCGTAAATCGTGACTACAATATGTTTGAAAATAAATAATTCAATCCTATGACTACACAACAATTACTCACACCACGCTACGAAGTAATAGCCGACTATCCTTTTAATCCGTATCAAATTGGTGATTTGGTAGAAAATATTGCAGATACTTCGGTTTTCCTGTACGCCAGAATAAATGACACTGATCATTTATCATCAAACGATGAAATATTTGATAAGTACCCGCACCTTTTCCGAAAACTAAACTGGTGGGAAAAACGAAAAGCGGAAGATATGCCAAAGCGATTAATATGCAAGGCCATTCCCGGCGATACTGAAATTATGGAAATTCAAGAATGGGATATGGATATTCTTGTCGGTTGGCTAAATAAGAAAGAACGACAATGTTGTTCTTTGCGTTCGTTCAATCCTGAATATGGATATTTCCCAGTTGATTAATTACTAACTAAAAATAAAATGGCAACACAAAAACAGCATGATGATGCATACAGTGAATTAATGAAATGGGAAAGTGAAGTGTGCGAACATAACAATAGAATTCTTTCCGAATTCAAAGTTCATGAAGATGATTTTACCGATCTGCTAACTGACTGCGATATAACCGGCAAAATTGAAATTGTAAAAGAGCCGAAAGGTACCGAACAAACAGAAGAAGAGTACGGAAATCTTACCATAACTCATATCGAGCAGTGGAGCATAGGAATAGAAGGTGATTCGTATTCAGGCTTTATTTATGCTAAAATTAAAGGACTTGAATTATGGTTGAAAATACCGTATTCGTGCTAATTAAATAAATTCATACAATATGAAAATTTTAGTTTCAACAATAGATCTGGCAAGTATGATAAAAAAAGCTATAAATTTAAAATGTAGCTATTTTATTTTACTCCCCAATAATCAATTCATTCATTTTATTGGTGAATATTGCGATTTTAAAGAGCAAGTAGAAATATGCGACAAAAAATTTGAAAGTATTACTGTTTGTAAATTCGATAATGAATTAATGAATAGTATGTTTTATACACTTTCAACTCTTGTAGAACAACCAATTTTATTGATGTTTGATAAGGCGCAAGAAGATAGGTTATGTATTCGTTTAATTTCTCAAATAATAGATAAAACCTGGTTATTCCAAAACTAGCAAATAATTTAAATCCTATGAAACACCTCTTTATCCTCTCATTCATCCTAACATACATGTTCTTCGGTTTAGAACTGGGGTATACCGCCACGTCATCATGGAGTACGCATATAACGTACTCATTTCAACATGCCGGGTTCATGCATTTATTGATCAACTGTATTTCTTTTTTCTTTCTGTTCCGGGTACTCGAAAAATATATTTCGTCCTGGCACATTGCAGTTATTGCGCTGAGCATTGCATTCGCTGTTTCTTTTCTATGCATTTACAGTAGGGTAGTGGTGGGTTCAAGTGCTATGATATACGCTATGATTGGTATATACTTCTTTCTGGTATTTATCGGTAAGATCGAGATTAAAAATAAGGCCCAACTATTCACCGGAATATCTTTTATTATATTATCGCTTATCATTAGCTTCTTCAAACCAAACAGCGCCGGCCTTCTTCATCTTCTGTGCTTAATATCCGGATGTATTGTTTCTTCTATTCACTATTTTATAACTAGTAAAAATATCAATTAATAACAGGTTACTTAGCGTAGCCGAAGTAAAATCTACCACCATGCCAACATTACCAATCAAACACCGCGCTAAGCGCAAAGATAAATCTACTGAATGGGTGTACGGATTCTATGCCGAAAAAGCGATTATGCGTAAACATTTCATTCTTCAGGAAGAAATACAGCCATATTCTCGTGAAACGATCTTAAAGGAAATTGAAGTACTACCTGAAACCGTTGGGCAGCTCCGCCACATAAACAAATACGGTGAGTATTACGACGGTGATGTGTATTACCATGCCGGATATGGTATGGAAACAGTCTCGGCCATCTGCGAAATACAATTTTCACTAGCTCATGGAACTGATGACGATATTTGTACTATTGCCGGAAACATACACGATGTCCCTGATATTATCAACAAAGTAAATGAATTACCAACATGAGAATAGAACATAATCATAATTGGGTAGAAATTACTGAAGAAGAATATAATAAACATATTATTGTATTACCTGAAAATGCGTCATTTGAACAGGTTTTTAAAACTGTGTTTTGTCATAATCCAAAGGAAATTGTAAAACGTGAATTAATAATTCCTGAACATATTTGTGGGATATTAAATGTCGGAAATTATATTGATTCTAATGATCCTGATAAAAAGTACAAATATTACAAAAGTATAGGTATGCAGTATGATTTTATTGTTTCTCCTGCTGAATATGAAATATTAAAAGATGATCCATCTTTCAAACATTCATATCTGAATAGTCCAGATAGTCCCAAACGTCCCCATAAAAATAAAAAACGATGAAACTACCATGTAAAAACAAATTACTCAAGCTACCTCGTAAACTCAAAAAAGAGTTGAAAAAAGGATTTACCCGCAACATTCATCCTTCTTTTCCTGCTATAAAAGAATCACAGAACCCACTCACCGGTTCCGTTTCTTGCAGCATGTACCAAAACATATCTTATTCCGGTAGTAATACAAAATCATTCTTTCGCTTGTGCAAATTTGCTCGTAAAGAAGAAAGAATGAAGATTAAAAATATGCATGAGTCAATGGGTCGTGATATTTTAAATAGAAGTTTGAAATTTCTAAATACTGATTCCGATTCAGAATCTTTACTTAATGGTACTCAGATTGTCAGTTATGATAAGTACATTGTTGGATTTGATCCTGCTATTGGATTCAGTCATTCTATTACAGGATCTATTGATCCTATACACGCTAGTTTAATTGCATTACATCCTAAAATAAACATTTAAAAACCTCTCACTGTATAGGTAAGTGATATTAAATTATGTTTGGAGGAAATTTTATTGGAGTATCTGATTATAAAAATATCCCATTACATGAAGGTGATATTATTCAATGGCCCAATCAAGAAGCATTGGGTGTAATTCGATATGAAAAAAATTCTTGTCAGTTTAGAATACAGTTTGAAGATAAAACACAGTCATGTCATGTTGGACTTCAAATGGGCGAAAAAGGTCAGGCAATTAAAATAGGTAGTGTCTATAAAAATCCTGAACTTACGCCTTGGGCAATTTAATTTTCCCAACCGTCCCCAATGTCCCCAAAAATAAAAATAACCCAATACTAAAAACCTCTCACTGTACAGGTAAGTGACATCAAAACATGAAAAAATATTTTATTTATCAAGATGGAAAGGGTGATTATTTCCTTGCAAAAACGAACAAGTGTAAACTTATTGGAAAATTAGTTGGTGAATTTAAAGCGGAACTAACTACTGAACCTATCAGTGT